CTTGTGCATAACTTAAAATGGAGGGCAGTATGTCCGAAGAGAACACACCAGTAGCAGAAACAGAAGTGAACACTACTGAAAAAATAGAACCAGTACAGCCTAATACTGATTTAATTGCCGAAAGCAAAAAGTATAGACAAAGGGCTCAACAAGCTGAAACACAACTTGCTGAATTTCAGAAGAAATTAGAACAGCAGGAAAATGTAAAGCTAAAAGAGAAAGAAGAGTGGAAAATTTTAGCAGAGCAAAATGAAGCAAAGCTAAATGATGCACTTCCATATAAGGAAAAGTATGAAGCTCTTTATTCTGCTAATAAACAAAAAATATTATCCCAATTTCCTGAAGAACAACAAGAAAAATTCAAGGATAAAGACCCTGAATGGCTCGAATCTCTCTTAGAAGCTCAAGGTAAAAATGATTTTGCCGAGCCAATAGAAAGAGGTAGTGTTCCTAAGAATCAGGAATTTGGTGGCTATGGCTCTATGGCTGAATGGGCTATGAAAGACCCAAAGGGTTGTGATAAACATTTAACAGATAGTGTTAAAGGCTACCAATGGGGTAAAGTACAATAATTTAATACTCTGTCAAAATGAAGGCACATTAGTGCAGTTGAAAGACAGATAAAATTTAGGAGTTAGCATGGCACAAAGTAATGTCGTAACTGATGTTGGTGTAGCGGCTGGTGGTTTAGGAACAGCGATTGCAGCAGCAACAGTTCAATTCAATAAGGCAGCAATAATGCCAAATCTTATTCAAATGGTGGCAGCACCATCAGGAACAAATACAGTTAAGTTTCCTGTATATACTAAGCATGATCCAACTCATGCAGATTATGGTGTTGATGAACAAGCAAGTGGAGCAGAAGAAACTATTGCAAATCTTACAAGTATTGAAACAACAGCAGTAAGTTGTGAAGTATTAAGACGAGCAATAAGAGCAGAAATTTCAGATTTGTCTGCACATGGTAATGATGATGCTCTACTTGTAAATGCAGCAGCACAGCTTGGTAATGACGTGGCAAGAAAGTTTGATGTTGAGTTACTTGACTTAATGGATAATTTCAGTAATGGCGTAGGTCAGGATGATGCCTTAACATTTATGATATTCATGGATGCTATTGCAACATTAGAAGCAAATGATGCTGCAAGACCTTATAATGCTGTATTACACCCATTGCAAGTATATGGAACATTTGGTTTAAGCCAAGAGTTTAGTAACCTTGCTACACCTGCTCAATCAGGTGGTGGTGGTTTTGCTGGACAGGCTTCTGATGCCATGAAAGACCAATTCCAGACTGCTGGGTTAGTAACAAATGTAGCAGGTGTTGGAATATATACAACAACAGCAGTTCTTACTGGTGGTACAGGTAGGAAAGAAGGTGGAATGTTCTCAAGGGGAGCTATTGGTTGCGGTTATCTTGATTTTGGTGGTGGTGGTTTTATCCAAATGGCTACTGAAAGAGAAGAAGCCTATGCAAAAACAACTCTTGTTGCAAATGCGTATTATGCAGGTGCAGAGTTAGTTGATGTGTGGGGTGTTGAAGTAGATACTGAAGTATCATAATAGTATATAGTGAAAGGGTGGTGTAAAAGCCACCCTTAAGCTCTTATGGAAGATAAAAAAGATATTGGAAATTTGCATAATGTTCTAAATAGTGGTGTGGATTTAGACCCTGCTAATAAACTTTCCCTTCATGCTGATAAAGAAAAAGGTCAAAAGGCTTTCTATAAAGGTAAACCAATGAAGTATATGGATTATATACAAGAGGTTGGGAATAGGGTTAAAAGAAATAAAGAAGGCAAGGGGATAGAAAATGGGAGCAAGTTTGTAGGTGTAAATTTTGATATAAATGGAAATATTATTAGATAACAAAGGAGATACAATGGCGGAAGCTAAAAGCAAATCAACAAAAACACAATTCAGTAAATATAAAATTACCAAAGACAATGGTAAAGTTATTTTTAAAGCTAAGGAGTTTATGGGTGATACGAAGCTAAAAAGATTGAAGGCAAAAGGTTGGAAAGTAGAGGAAGTATAATGAAATATAAAACATTAACAGTTACACCAGCTTTACAAGCTACACCTGATTATGCAGCAGGTGATGTTTTGTTTGCACCAACTGAAATAGCTGACTTCTTCCCAAGTAAAAATAGTTCTGCACAAATAGTGAGCTTATTTGTAATTGATAAGCAAGTTGTTGGAACTCAAGCCTTCACATTATACTTCACACATTCGGCAACAGCACTTGGAACTATTAATGCAACTGCTGATGTTTCTATAGGAACTCTTGAAGAAGTACAGGCAACTATTCCTATTGTTGCAGGTGATTGGACAACAGCCAATACTGACAATGCTAATACTTGTATGCTAACTGATCCCGCCACAGATGGAATAGGTGCTATTGTGTCTGGTTATAACTGGGCAAGAAGTTCATTTAGCACCAGCCTTCATATAGTAGGAATTGCAGATGCTACGATGAATGTAGCCTCAACATCTGATTTGATATTCAAAATAGGCGTTAAATATCTATAATGCCTGACTTCAAGGCACTTATTGAACGTATCGGTGTTAATGAAGGCTTCCGAAGTAAACCATATCAATGTAGTGAAGGTGTTTGGACTATCGGGCATGGGATTACTTGGCTTACTGAAGAAGAATCGTTACACATATTAACTGGAAGAATTTCAGAGTTACATCTAAAACTCTTAGATGATTTAGATTGGTATAAGGACATACCCCCAGAGATACAGGGGGTAATTATTGAAATGTGTTACCAGATGGGTTTTACAGGTTTTACAAAATTTAAACGAGCAATAGCTCACATGAAAAATAGAGAATGGCAGTTAGCTTCAGAAGAAATGCTTGATTCTTTATGGGCAAGACAAACTACAAATCGTGCCAAACAACTTGCTGATATAGTCCAAGAACACGGATAATGGATCAGTTCATAGGGATTGCAGAACGATTTGGCTTGCCTGTGGTAATGCTCTTGGGGATGAGTTACGGGTTGATGCAGTTATTCAAATGGATGGCATCCGACCTAATGGCTCAGCTAAAGAGAAATGAAGAAAGAATTGAAGGCATCGTAATAAAGCTAATTGATAATTCCAAGAGAGAACGGGAACAAAATAGGGAACATTTTAATTCTATCTTTCAAAGATTGGATTCACTTGTTGATGTTCTTGTTAAACTATCAGGCAATGGATTAAAGAAATGACTGATATAGATCAGATAAAAGCACAAAGGGCAAGAGATATTCGCATAATGCGAGATAAGGCTGCTGTTAATATTGCAAGATGGGCTTTGCCTACTATTATTTTGTTATTTGCAGGGTTGGTTGGAAGTATTATCTACATAGAAGATATGAGTGCAATCGCAATAATTTCTGCTGCTACATCTTCTACATCAATGGCTTTAATATCTATTCTTAATACAATGACTGGACATAAGGACAAGGAAGATCCGATTGTATCTATTATTAAAGGCTATGCAGATCAAAATGCTGCTTTGATTGATTTAGTAATAAGAGAAAAATCTAAATCACAATCAATCAGGCTTGGCGATAAGGAAGTTTCTCTTACTGAAGGTTCTACCAATATTCATGTATCTGATGATGATGTGGTTTGGGGAAAGAATAAACCAAAAGATGAGTGAACCAACAATAAATGATAAAAGCCATTTCAAGATTAGCCTACCAATGGCAATACAAGCGATCGGTTTGGTGTTAGTTTTGGTTTATGGGTATAGGGATTTGGAAAGTAGAATAAGATTGTTAGAAGTTGAATCAGAATTTAATACAGGTGCTATTAAAGATATGCAAGAATTACAAGAGAAGCCAATTCCTTCAGATATTGAACAAAATCAGAGATTGAAGTATTTAGAAGCAGCAATAGGTGGTAATAGTGATGACCTTGAGTACCTTAAAAAGAAAGTTTATAATAAATGAAGGGGAGATAAATGAATAAGTTAGCACAATTTTTACAGAAATTCGCATTGGATTATGTTGTCAAGTATCTTAAAAACAACAAACAGGAAGTTATCAAGACAGCCAATGCTAAAGTTAATCTTCCTATTTTGAATGAAAAACAGGAAGCAGAACTCATGGATG